AATGCGTTTGACGTATGTGCGACTGGTCGGATTATCGGATGAGAAGGATACTGCCCAAACCTTTCTGAAGGCGTGGCTGAATCATCTCATGTGTCGCGCTGTCCGAGATCAAACGGATAGCGCTCCACGGCCTGTGGAGGGACTGTTTGTTGGGTTCGTTTGGAGATTGGTGACTCGTCGCTTGGCTAAGCGCGATGCCTCGTTCTTTTATTCTCTCCTTCAGAGCAAGCGGTTTTGGCCGAAGCTCGGAGAGTTTAAAGAAAAGGAGGCGCTAGCCGAGATGAAAGAGCGACTGTGCACGGCACCCCAAGACCCGGTGGGAGCAACGGTCCTGGCTGCTATCTTTGAAACATCTGCGAAGGTGTTCCGGGGATTGCGGCCAGGCTCGAAACTCTCACCGAGCCCGTCGGCCTGCTATCAAGCCACCGTCCGTGAGGGCGGGGCGTACAGTTTGTTCAGACCTATGGAGGAACCGCCTCAAGAGGAATCCACTCGAGCAGGACTTCTGCGTGCTCTGGTAAGTGGTCATGAGGACTGGAGGAGGAAGACGTTGGCTAAAGCAGCCGTACTGTCAGCACCGATCATCCGTGGGGAGATTCGTCCTCGCTGTGCTGTCATATTGATTGCGGAGCCCTCGAAATTCCGTGGGATCACGAAGGGAGATGGGGGCCTGATGACTGCCGTTCAGCCTCTGCAGGGTCAGCTCCTGAGTGCTTGGAAAGCACGTCGGGAGTCAACCATGCGGGGTGACCTGGATGACAAAGTCAGAGCTCTGTGTTCGAGTCCTGGGCAGTTCTGGTGCTCGGGCGACTTCAAGGCTGCCACTGACACCATCAAGTTGGTCGCGTCCTGGGCTGCCGCCTGGGGCGCGGACTACTGGACTGGTGTCGATCTGTGTCAGCGGGCCTTGGAGCCTGCGGTGTTGGACTTTCCGGATGGGTCGAGTGATTTACAACGGAGCGGTCAGCTGATGGGTCATCCCTTGAGTTTTCCGTTACTGTGTGTGATTAACCTGGCCTGTTATCGGTTAGCCGTCCGCCAATGGGCGGACGAGGTGGGCCTGGATCGCCGGCTGGTGGTCAGGAAAATGCGGGAGGTTCTCGTGAATGGGGACGACATTTTGTTCAGATGTGATATGGCACTTTACAAGATTTGGGTACGGGTGGTGAATTCGGTGGGTCTCATTGTCTCGCCTGGGAAGAACTACCTCTCTGAGAGTTACGCTGTGATCAACTCGCGTCTGTACTATGCGCCTTCGGCGCACGGTTTCCGACGGCTCGGCG